CGGAGTTGAAGCCTTGGTTCAGGATGGCCGCAGCCTTGACCTGCTTGGTGTAAGCCATAGCACGGGCCAGAGCCTTGGTGTAACGGGCCGACAGAGAGTCGTACAGGTTGTCTTCCATCGCCTCTTCGGTGATGGAGAAACCCATAGCGATGGTCTCGTGGTTGTACCGTGCAGTCCAGGCTTCTTGCGCGTTGTCATACGCAATGGCTTGGCCTTCAGGCTTAACCGGGGCGGCAGAGAAACCAGCCAGTTTGGTTTCTTCTTCGAACGAACGCTCGGAAGTCTCGGTTTCGTAGATTTCCTTGTGTTCTTCGCCGTAACGCTTGTACTCCATGCCAAACAGGGCGTTCAGACCCGGCAGGAGTTCCTTCAGTAGTTGGGCACGAGAAATTGCCATTTTGAGTTACTCCTTAGATGCCGGTTGCGAAGGCATACGAGTGATAACCCTGGTTCCACTTCACCAACACTTCGGGGTAGCCCACGAAGGTCAGTTCAGAGCCAGAGGCCAGCGTGATCGGGCTCGACACCGTAAGGGTCGTGCCGTTCACGTTCGTCACCGTGATGTAGTTACCAGCCAGAGAGCCAGTGCCCGTGGCGCAGATCAACTGCATACCGGCTTGCAGGCCAGTCACAGCGGCGGTCAGCGTCACCGTTGCGGAAGAGCCAGAGGTGCTGCCGGTGCCCGAGAGGGACACAGCAGTCTCAGGCACAACGCCCACAACACGGAAGGGACGAGCACCCGTCACGCCCACGTTGCCAGTGCCGTTGGTGGGAGCAGCGCCCGAAACACCCATCGCGGAGTTACCCGTGGTGGTGCTACCGGCGGTGCCAGTCACGCAAAGCACGTTGGAACCAACGAAACTTTGTGCGGCATAGCCCACGGTGGTGGCGGTGTTGCTCAGGCCAGCCGAGGGCTGACCAATCATCACTGCCTTGAACACTGCGCGGTCATCATCCACCACGAAGGCCACGATGTCGTTTGCCAGGATATTACCGGGGTAATACTGGGCGAACAACTTCTGACCCGTCGAGGGGTTGGTGTACGAGCAGCCAACGAACACACCAATCTGACCGGCCACCGCAGAGGTGGTGGTCGTGGTGTCCATTGCGGTCTTGGTGACCGTGCCGTTTGCGATCAATTCGACGAGGTCGCCGTTAAAGATCGCGGTGCCGTAATTCCGTTCAATCGGAATCTGGCGGATTGCACCAGCATAGGGTAGGCCGTTCAGTTCATTGATCGGCTTGAAACCGTATGCGGCGTCAACAGAGGGGTAAGCCATGTTGGACTCCTAAGATGATTTAACCGCGTCCGAACTTCACCTCAGAGCGCCGCTCCTTGAAGACGGGCATCCGGGGGTCGTTCTCGCGCATGAAGGCGTTGTCAACCGACTGCATCTGACCATCAGTTTGACGCTGATAGTAGGTGTTGCGTTGGTCAACAAACTCTTTGGGTGTTTTGCAAAGCAATAGGCCGCCGATCTCGATGCTGTCTGGGAACCGGGGTTTTTCCCCAGTTGCCATGATCTGGATTTCGGGGTGCTCAGAGGCTTTTACAGGCTCCCAACCTTCGCGGAGTTTTGCGGAAATGTGGCCTGGATCAGCGGTACCAAGGGTACTGATACGGATCCAACGGAACTCGTAGCCGTCCTCGGGGTTGGGGCTCGGCAGCAGTTCAGGGGGCATCCACTGCTTGGGACGCTCCATCTTTGCTCGGGTATCCAATTCACGAGAGATACGATTCTCAGCCATTTTGTTTCCTCATTTCTTCCGCAACCGCACGGGCATACTGCTCATTCGTCAGTCCTAACCGTTTGGCGATGTTTACTTGGGACTGGGTCAGCACGATCTTTTTGGGCGCTGTGCTTCGGGTCGCAGGTGCCACGACAGTGGACTTTCTTACGGGCTTCTCAGTCTTCTCAGAGGGGAACGCATCTGGAAAGACCTGCCGCATCCGCGTATTGATGCGGTCGTAATACTCGTCGCTGTTTGGACTTACCCCACTTTCCACAAGTTTTCGATGAACCGTCAGTGCAAGGGCGGTCATCTCGTCGTCTGTACCAAACCACGTATTGGCTTCTTGCCACGCAGCGGCTTTGGGATCGACGCGAACCTGCTCTTGCTGAACTGGTTGTGGATCGGGTTGTACCGCAGGTTTTTCCTGTTGTAAAGGGGCAGGCTTAAAATTGTTTACCCGATCTGCCCTAATCTTGGCAGCGGTTAACGCCTCCTGCGCCTCTAGCATCTTGTCGGAATCACCCGCCTCATAGGCTTCCTTGAGCCTACGCTTGGCGTCGGTGAGTTCGTTCTCGACGACCTTTTTAGCCTGCTCAAGCAGTACTTGTTGGGTTTGGCCCTGGGAACTCTGGAGTTTCTTGTTCTCCTCCATGAGTTGTTGCGCAAGACGCACAGCCTCTTCCCGCTCACGGAAAGCCGCCTCTTTTGCTCGACGCTCTTCGTGGTAGCCCTTAGAGAAGTGCTGAATGCGCTTCTTAACCCCGTCTGAATACTGGGCCAACTCCTCGTCTGTTACTTCAGCGGGAGGTTCTTTCATGGGGGCGCGGCCACGATCCTCGGGAGGCGTATCGTCTACGACCTCAACCTCGGGGGTGCCTTCGCCCTCAATCTCAAACTGAATCTCGTCGGGCTTTTCTTCCTGCTTCTTCTCGTCAGGAAACTTGAATGCTTCTTGATCCAATGGCATGTAAACCTCCTTATGCGCGAGAGATGCCGCGTGGGTCTTGCACCACGGCTTCGACGCTGTCATCGTTGATGATGCGGAACTCCCTGCCGTGAATCTTCACGCGGGTGCCCGTGTTGGGCCGCACCAGAACGAAGTCCCCAGGTTTACACGATGGTCCGCTGGGGAAGCGGGACTTATCACCGTAAGCGTCCGGCCCCATCTTCATTACAAACAGTACAGGGGACATGACTTCTTCGAAGTGCATGGTCTGCCCTGACTTGACGATCCCGCTCTCATACTCCCTTTCAATCTCTGGTAGCGCACAGAGCAGGTGGTAGGTGGAAGGATCGGGAAGTTGCTTGGCCTTTTCCTCTGCCGTCTCGGGCAGGGTGGTCGGCACGGCGTCTTCTCCAGTACTCAGGAGGATTTCACTCATCTTCAGATTGCTCCATCTTTCGCACAAGGTCATTGATAAACATATGCGCGGTCGAGAGACCTCGGATCTGACCGCACATGTCTCGGTACTCTGAAAAGTCTTTCGCGGTACCGTCGATCAAGGCCCGGGCGATGGATTCCCGGTGCTCTTCTATCTCTTTCAAAACCACGGAGAACGCAGTGGTTGCCATGATTGCTCCTTACGGATTACTAAACTTCCAATGGTTCGAATACTTGAACGCCACAGAGGACACCGAGATCGAGGGTTCAAGCGCCTCGACTCCATGCCACCAGCCCAGGGGAAGGAATAGCGTTTCCCCGGGCTCCACTACCAAATCCGCTACCTGAACGCCCCGCATGAGCGGGAACCGGTCGTAGTTGATGTTGAATAGATCAACCTCTGAGAACACGGCCCTGTGGTTGTACAGGTTGGGCGTGTCCATCGGAGAGATCAACTTCCATCTCTTCCTACCCTTGATCTGGGTATGGAAGATGATGTTCTCGTCGTGGTGCAGGGGTGTGATTGTGCCTGCCGGTCCGACCCACAAGAACCAATTGCCGTCCCGCTCCTTGGGCGGCGTGATGTAAGAGGGCACGCTGCCAACATCATTGAGCAAGACCCCCATCTCTTCGGTCTCAAAGATGTGGTTGTTCGCCGTCATGTAGAAATCGTTCGACGGTCCTTTGCCGATCCGGTCAATGAACTCTCGGACTGTTACTTTTTTCTTGTGGTTGATGCTGTTGATTTCGTAGTCCGGGTCTTTCTCTCGGTTCTCTTGAATCTCAATGACTTGATCTCCAAAGTTCTCCGACAGGAAAGGCATCGTCCACTTGGTCATGGCCTGCCAGTCATCTACCATGCCCTTCAAGATGACGGGCTGGTTCTTGCACCAATACTCCCGGTAAAAGGTTTCTTCATCCGGCGTGTCAATCTTCTGGATGTCGAGAGCCTGCTGTTGAACGGCACCCACGTTACGCATCATCGAAGCCAACTTCTCGTGCTTCTTGTGCATCCTTTGAACCGCGCCCATCAGCGGGTTTGTAGTAACCCACTCAATCAGAATCCGGGCGTCGTCCTTATCGACGTTATGCTCAAGCATGACCTTCATCAGGTCTTTAGATTGCACGCCCGCCGCAGCGTTATGTGCAATCCACTCAAGCCAACTCTTGTCTATCTTCACTGCTTCGGTGCCTGCTTGGGCTTCATTACCGACTTGATCATGTCAGCACGCAGGCGCTTGTCGTTCTGACGAGCCTGACTGGCCTGACGCATCTGCTCCTTCTGCATCTCTACAGCAATGCGCTCGCGCTCCAGGCGGATCTTCTCCTGCGCAATCTGGAAGTCACGCTGACTGTCGGCCTCCTTGCGCTTGAGTTCTTCTGCCTTGAGGGCGAGTTCTTGCTGCGCCATCTGCAACTGCGGGTTCTGGGCCATCTGTTGAGCCTGAGCCTGCTGTGCCTTCTGGACGTTGCTCTGGAGCAGTTGTTGTGCAGCCTGCGCCACCAGACGTGACAACTGAACTTCCGTGTCCTCGTCCAACTCGGCATCAGGAGCCGTGAGCGTCACACCCAACTGCTCTTCAACCTGCTGACGATAGGCAAACGCCATGTGCTCGGAGATGTGAGCCATGATCGCTGCGCCCATCTGCTGCGCCATCGGCGACTGGCCGATCATCTGGGCCACCATCGGATCCTGCATCAGCGCCATGTGCGTGGCGATGTGTGCCTGATGATCCTGATAGATGAATGCTTTGGTGGGCTTGCCCGTGAGGAACGACATGTTCTCGCTGATCGGGTCGCGGGGCTTCTGGTCCTCCTCGACCGGCACCAACTTGTCGGCGTTCTTGATACCCAAGACCTCAAGCATCTGACGATGCAGGTGCGGCAGGTCATAGATCTGCGGGGCACCTTGAGCCAACTGGAGAGCGGCTTGGTACTGCATGATCCGCTGCGCCATCGTCGAGGCGTTGGGATCAGAGACCGGGATCACCTCAACGAGGTCATAGTCAGCCTGCTTGGCAGCACGGTCGCCACCCACGGGAATGTAGGAGTAGTCCTCCGGCATGTAGTCCCTGATGATCTGCTTGAGCAGACGGAACTCCATCTTCAGGCTGTCGTGCACGCGGGCCTGCACAGCCGACATCGTCTTGAGTTGGCGCTCCAACAGAGCCAGGGTGGTACCCACCGGAGCCTGGGCCGACATGTCGCTGATGTTCAGATCAGCGATAGCCGCTAGGCGACGGCCTTCATCGGTAATCTTGTCAAGCAGTGCTGCCAGAACCTGCGACGGCTCCTTGTACGGCAGGTGCATGATGTTGTCGCGGATGGAGCCGGACGGTACATCTACATCGCGGAACTCGCCTGGGGCGATGGGCGTGTCGTCGCCTTTGACTCGGAGACCTCGGGTTTTGAGACCGCCGGGGAGGTTGCTGAGGGTTCCCGCATCGACCAACTGGCGAATAATCGCGGTCCCTGCACGAGCATAGCCACCAATAATATGAATGAAGCCAAGGCCATAAGCACCAAAGCCAGGGATATAAGTGTACTGAACGAAGTGCTGTCGTTTGAGTTTTCTTCGGTCGGACTCATCCCAGTTCCGTCGTATAGATAGAACCGTTGCGGTACCTCGCTCGATGGTGATGACGTACGGGAGGCCGATCCCCGTCTCTTCGCCTTCATCATCCTTATCTTCATAGCCCTTCAGATTCCAATCAACGTGAATCTCAAGCACCTGATACCGATCATCATCGGTAAGGGTGTAGCCCTGCTCCTCTGCCTTCTTCTTCTCGATGTCCGTAAAGATTCTGACCGGCTCACCCAGTTCGGTGTGACGGTAGAAGCCCGCAGCCATTAACTTGTTTA